CCCCCGAGCACGACAAAAATCCCCGCCACCCAATCCGTGAGGATCGAGCGGCGGGGAGATTTGTGTCTAGCAGGGGTAGTTCAGATGCAACAGTCTGGGCGAGATAGTGGCGAGGTCTGCTCGGCCCTTTAGCCGATCCCATTGAGCCGATCGCGAGGCTCTCCCTACGTGTCGAGCTGAACACGATCTTGGGACTTGTCGGCGCCAAGTTTGACCCGCCGCCATGTGCCGATGAATGGACGTTCGCAGAACCAGTAGAAGCCATAGGTTGCCGCGGCCGTTAGGGGCGCGATGAGAGCAACCATGACGACTACGCGGACGGCAGGGTTACTGAGCGAACTGATAGCGAACAGTTGCCAGAATACTTGCAGGATCGGCGCGTGCATGAGGTAGATGCTGTAGGAAAAGCCGCCGACGAACACGAGCCACCTTGCCGAGAGCATCCGCTTGAGTGGGTTCATTCGCCCCAGGTGCAGGGACAGCAGAAGGAGAGAAATAGACACCCCGGCTAACAAATCGACAAACTTCGCGTGGGCGACGAACCATTCCCACTGTTTGATGGAGAGGATGAGAGCCACGGCCAGAAGCCCTAAAAGCCCGATCGACCCGAAGGGAATCCGCCGACCCCATGCCGGGGCATAATGTCCGATTGCACACGCACCGACTCCGAGGGCGAACAAGGTGTAGTACACGGGCCAAAGCCCATTGATACCGTCAACGTACCTAGCCAGCCCTACGCCTGCCAATCCGACGAGCGAGCCAAAAGCCAGTGCGGCGTAGAGGTTCCAGCGGCGCCATATCCATAACATCACCGGAAACATCAAGTAGATGTGCCATTCGACGGCCACCGACCAAAAAACGTAGCTGACGCCCGGCACCCGCCAGATATCTTGAATCAGAAGGACATTCGCTAATACGCTCTGCCAGCTCAATGGAAGTGACAGGTCCCAATGGGTGCCAGTTTTCTCGCCGATGTACGTTAGCGACAATGCTGCGGTGAGCGCTATCGCCAGCAAGTATGGCGGGATAATTCGCCACGCCCGTCTGGCCATAAATCCTTTGAATCCTCCCTTCAGCACTCCCTCGCGGGGCGCTACCGCGATAGTGAGGGAGAAGCCCGCGAGGACGATGAACACTGTCACGCCCAAGTGGCCCCAGAGCAGCCATCCGGTGAAAGTCCCCAAGGGGCCACTTGGCTGGCTGCCGTACTCGATCGGGAATACCATCATGTATGAATGATGTGCAAGCACGTAGAGCGCCGCCAATGCCCGCAGCCCGTCAACGTAATGTACTCGGGCGCGCTTCTGGACTGGCACTCTCTGAGATTCCCCCATGCCCGTAAGCGTATCCGTGTTCCCTCGCCATCAATTCGAAGGCATTGATTCCGACGCTTCTCCCACACTGTCGAATTGGGCGGGTCTCGGTCGGCCATACTGTCACAGTGGGGAATCTGAAACTATTTGCACTGAGTGCGCCAGTCATTATTGTGGCGACGCTCGTTGTTGTCCTGGCTCCTTCTACCATCGCTGTCGTGCTGGGCGGTGTTCTCCTTCTCTTCATATCCTTGCGCTGGTCCGCAGTTACGTCCCCGCTCCTAGTGGTTCTGGCCATTCCCTTCATGAGGCCGAGCATTCTCGGTGAAGACCTATCCGTCATTGCGACGCTCCTCGTCGCCCTGGCTGCTTTCCTGGCGATTGTCCACGATCGTGGGCATCTGAAGCTCTTCAGCAAGAACCTCGCGCCTCTTCGCCGGATCACGTTCTGGATAGGCCTTGCTTACGTTTGGCTACTTGTCCGCGCTGCGCTATTTGAGCCCCAGGCAAACATTGGCAACATTATTCAAAGCGCAGCTCTGATGCTCGGAACGCTCGTGCTCGCATCGATCGTGCTCGCAGATGCGAACCGCGCCAAGCTTGTCGGGCGGCTTTTTATCATCTTGATCGCCGCATTGTCCGTCTCTTACCTGGTCACGCTTGCGGTGTGGGCAGTGGGCGGCGTTGGGTCCGGCCAAGTTGCGCTAATCCCAGTCGGATCATGGCCTGGTGTTCACCCCGTGTACTTCCCTTTCTCTTCGACCCTGAGCCAAAGCAATATTGGCGGGCTGGTGATTCCGAGGTTTGTCGGTATTGGGCGCGAGCCCGGATGGATGGCTCTCTACGGAGCCGTCGCATTCTTCTTGGCCCCGGCGGTCGGGTGGAGGAGCAAGCCGCTACGGGCCGCGCTTCTCGTTTCTGTAGTCGCGCCCCTCTCGACAGCGGGCTTCGGATCATTTGCCGTCGCTGCGGTAGTGGCATGGGTGGTGGCCACCCGGGCGAAGTCGCTTTTAGGTAGGCACATCAAGTTTCTTTTTTCAGGAGCACTGCTTGCGGTCTCCGTATGGTTGGCGATAGCCGCGCCAGTACTCGGCCTGTCAGCAAAAGCCACGCTCAACGAGCTGTCACTTGATGAACGAACTCGCGCGACCATCGAGGGACTAAACGCTTTGCTGTCCTCACCGTTTTCCGGGGGCATGGAAAGCGGGAATATCGGTGCAGTGAATCTCATCGCGTCGATCGGAGCCTACGGCCTGCCATTCGCCGTTGCGATCGCCTTGGCGATCCTTAGCCCGCTCACTGGCCGGTGGAAGGTGCTCGCGCCCACTGCGACAGTGATTTTCATCACCTTGCTGGTTTCTCAGCCAGCGCTTGATTCAACCGCGGTTTTCCTGCTCGTCGCGATCGCCGTGTCCCAGCACGGGACCACCGAAGAAGATGGCGCCCCCGACTCAACACCTCAGTTCTTGTCCGCCAAATCAATGGGGGGACGTGGCGCCGCAGCCGCCGTATCAGCAGCTGCGACACGCATCCGACTAGACCTTGCGAAGAATCGCCCGGTCGAACTTGACCGTGCATCCATGCCAGGCGTACACAAAGCACTGGATTAGCGTGGTGCCCGCCGGGATGAGCAGCGGCGGCGTGCGGAACACACCCGACCGCGAAGTGATCGGGGGGACTTCGGTGGTCGAGGTCATCCACAGGTCGTAGCGCATGTTTGGGCCGATGAATGCGCTGTTGACGTAAGCCTGAATGCCTGACGTGAATGCTTTACCCGTCCCGCTTATGGTCGGGTCCACGTTTGACAGATCGTATTCGAGAACCATTTCCACAGTGTCACCGACTGCCATGTCAGCGCTGATCGGCACGTTGACGGTATAGGTGCACTTATCACCGTCTGGTATCACGGCTTGCTGCATGGTGCCGAGGATGTTGTCAGCACGGGCTACGCGCGTGTTCGTTGGGGCAACGGAATACTGCGCTTGCTGCCACCCCCCACCGGGCGAACCGTTTCCAAGGAAGAATCGACCGGCATTGCCCAGCAGGTTTACAGTTCCGAACTTTGACGTAGCCAGTCGGTTGTTTTCGGGCACGGTCGCTGCGATGACGCGCGCAAACTCCCGACCTGCGGCAAACCCGCCGTTGTTAACCAGGTGGGTTCCGTCTGCCGACCAGCCTGTCGGGTAGATTCCCGTGGTTGGATCGGTGAGAACGGCCTCGTAGTCCACCAGCGTCACGTTGGAATACAGGTACGGCATTTGGCGTATGTGGTCATTGGCTGCGGCTTGCAGGGCGCGCTGAGTGGTCGTGCCCCCGTCCTTCGGGGGGATGGTCCCAATGAATACGCGGATTCCAGCAGCCAGCAGCGCTTCGACAATCGCGTCGAGGTTGGCGGTCGTCGTCGCCGTGGCTATGTCATTCCACACGTCATTCGTTCCCGCGAGGACGTGGCAGTATCCGGGATTCTTGGCAACAACATTAGTAACGCGGGCGAGCACTTGATAGGTCTTGTCGCCGCCCACGCCGTCGTTGCCGAGAATGTCGAGCCGCTGCCCGGAGAGATTCAGCCCCCACGGCCAGGGGGACGTGCGGTTCCGGTTGAGGTTGCCGGGCAGTATCCCGCCCTGCTCCGTGATCGAGTCTCCCAGTACGCAGAGCGTCGGGATCGCCTTCGGTGCAAACGTGGCAGGGAGCCCGGTTTCGAGCGTGGCGAGGTCGGTGGCCACGGACGCGATGTCAGTGGCGTGCTGCGCGATCGACACATCGATGGCGGCGTGCGTGGCGAGGTGGCCAGATTGGCCTTCGGAATATGTCATGTTGATCTCCTGAATCGGTCAGTTACGCAGCGAGCTTGATTTTGGTTAGCCACTCGTTGACGCCGGGAATCGCCATGACGCGGGCAAAAGCGCCGGCAAGAGCTCCGATGGTTGCGACCGCGGCCGTTGCCCATGCGAGCCACTCAGGCGGCAGGACATCGGCGATCGCGGCGAGGAACTGCGGCGCCAGGATTGCAAGAGCGGCGACGATGCCAGCAGCACCGAGGATTGCGCCGGCGACGGTCTGCAGGATTGTGCGGAACGTGGCGGTCCATGGGCGAGTGACCTGCGTTGCCGGGGTAGGAATCGTGGTGGTCATGGTCTATTTCTCCTTGGGGTGGGTGTCTTCGAGTTCGTGCCGGATCTGGTCTTCGTTATCGGCGGCCCGGATTCCTGCATGGTCGAGTCGAACAAAAATGGCGAGCATTCCGCGTTCAAGGCGGTCGACGGCGAGTTCGGTGCGGTCGCCGGAATCCTTGATCGAACTGCCGTCGTTCTTGTGCGTCTCGTGGTAGATGCCCGCAATCCTGCTGTCCTGAGTGGCGAGTGTTTTCGATTGGCTTGCGAGGGTTTCTGTGGTGCTCTCCATGAATTCGGTCAGCCCATGGATCGAATCGAGCGTCCTGGCAACGGCGAGGAAGCCGGTAGCAATTGCGCGCAGCGAGCGCCACCACTTCGGCCCCCAGCGAATGACGACGAATGCCCCGAGCAGCCACACAACAATCTCGAATAGCGTCACCCCCTGCATGAATTCTTCGATAGCTGGCGGCATTACTCCGGGCGGCATGTGCACGAATCGCAGCTCGGGCCGCACTGGCAGGAATTTGGATCGTGGCGGCAACTCATAGTTCCCCTTTCAGGGGTGTACTCATAGTGTGTGGAGAGCGGTAAGGTGCGCTCATGGGGAAAATCAAGAAGTCGCACTGGGGAATCATTGGACTTGCAGTCGTTTTGGCTCTGGGCGGCGGTACTGCCGCGGTATCTGCCACGACTGCCGACCCGACGTCGACCGTCACACCAACCTCGGCACCAGAGCCCTATGTGAACGGGCTCGCGACCGAGGATGAGGCCGCAGCCGCCGCCGTGGTCGCGGCCGAGGCAGAAGCTGCACGAGTCGCAGCGGAGGCTCAGGCCGCCGCCGACGCGCAAGCCGCTGCAGACGCTCAGGCCGCAGCCGAAGCTTCCGCTGCAGCGCAGGCCGAGCAGGACGCAAAGGCTGCGGAGGCGCAGAGTGAAGCCGTGCCCGAGGTGGTCGGCGATCAGGTTGACTGGATCCCCTCAACGGACCCGAACAACCGTGAGGGCGGCGACTGGGACGCCGCAGCGTGCCCGTCAGGCCGATTCATGACCGGCGCGGATGGCACGCCCCTCTGCCAGCCCTAAATTCCAGCGGCCGCCAAACGCGCCTCGATGTCTTGCGCCCAGGGGATGACGAGTAGCGCAAACCGCTCGTACTTCAAACCCATCGGTAGGCCATCACGGCCGTAGTCGACGAGCCAGTGAAGCCCCATATCATGGACTTCCTCGGCGATGAGCCCGACCTCAACCTCTGCAACATCGCCGAGATTGTCGACGGCTGCAATGTATCGAAACGTGACGAGCTGCAGCGCGGGGAATAGCGCCGGATCAACCATTGTCGGGGTGATGTCCTGCTTGTACTGCCGTGACGACGGCGCATAACCCATCGTTCCGTCTTGGTGAACATACTGCGAGGAATACGCGCCGCCGTAGGACAGCAGTTTGTTATAGACACCGACTGAGCTCATTCCCGTTGGGAAGGTACCGGTCGTACCTGATACCGCCCCCGTCGCACTCACGTTCCCAGTCACCGCCGACCCCGCGGGCGGGTTCGCCACCTTGTCGTCGATGGCGGCCTTCGTGTACGAGTTCGCGCTGATCGAGTCCTGCACCGTCGTGTTGATGTTCACGAGAGTCGCCTCAACCTTGGCAACAAGTATCTGCACCTGAGCCGCAGTATTGCCAATGTTCGTACCCGATGGTCTTTGCAGATCACGGAGCTGCGTGCGGATGTCCTTGAGCTCACGGACGAGCGGTTCTAGTCCGTCGCCGTCTGGAGTGGGGTACTTAGACATTAGTCCGCCAATCGTGGTGCGCATTGAATTTGAATGTCGATACCTTTTTCGTCGCCGGAGATGCCAATAATTCGCTGGCGGAATGTGCCGCCATTAGGCATGTACGGGTCGCCGCCGCCCGTGCCCTTGATGATCGGGTCGGGTGTGGAGATGATCTGACCGAATAGGTCATGGAAGGTATCGGTGAAGTAGTCGGTGACAACCTGGATGAATCCACCCGTGCCCGTGTCTTTGTCGACCGGGGCGAAGATTAGATCGACGTAGTCGCCAACGGCGTACTGTCCGACGAAGGGCCCCGCAGGCTTGTCGTACTGGTCGTAGGGGCGAGCTTTCGCTGTAAATGACCACACTTCCACCGAGCGCTTCCCAGAGGCTGTGTCGGCGTTTGCGTAGTCGTCAAGGGTGGACTGGATCTCGACGCTCGAGTGCGACGTGTCAGTGAGCTCCATGAGCGGATACCCGGAGTCAAGGAGAGACGAATCGTAGGACCGTGCCACCAGAACGGTGTCCGCCTTGCGACCTCCGGTCTGCCAGGCGAGAGATCCGAGATTGGTGGCGTCATCCTTGATGCTGAGATTCGAGATCGGCGACTCTGGAGCCGTGACATTCCACGCCAGAACCGCAGTCGATGTGACCTGCGGTTCTGCGACTGTGCCAACCTGCAGCAGCCATTCGACGCCGAGCCGATCCTCAGTGAAGCGCGGCATGAAGTTGATCTCTGGCCCGTTCTCCAACTCGGACAGCTGCGTGAGCGCCTCACCAATCGACTTGAAATCGACGCCGAGGTACGTGTGGGTTGCGTCGGCGATCTCGTCGGCTTGAAACACGATCGGCAGGTTTCCACCGGTCCATGTCTGCGCCTGCTGCACGAGCCTCTTGGCCCTAGTCCCAACGGATACGCCGCTAATCGTGGTAGTCAACGCTGGGTTCGGAATAGTCTTCGTGGCATCGTCCGGGTCAGGTACAGTCCACTGATCGACACCGATCGTCTGAGCTAAGAGCGGGAGAATGATGCGGTGATCGAAGTACGACAGCATTCCCTTCGCGGCCAGCGCGAGCTTCTTGCTGTCGCGGTCGTAGTTGCGTACCCAGATTGGACCGCCCGCCATGATCACGCCGTCCTCCACAATGCACAGCGCAGATTGTGCGGGAGTGGCCGAGTTCCGCAGGTTCAGCGCCTGCACGTCTGGGTCGTTCATGTCGACGGAAATGCCTACTGACTCCGCAGCACCTAGCCGGTCGTCCCATGGCCCGGTGAGCACGGGCACGTTCAGGATGCGCCGGCCAGTTCGGAGGTTGGCGAGGATGTACTCGGTCATGATGGCTCCGGTTACTTGGCGAGGGACTTGAGCACACCACCTGGGAGCACTGTCCCATCCGCGAGAGTGACCGAAGTGGTTTTGAATGCTACGTCGTACTGGATCTCCGCCTTTCGCTCCAGCCCTGCGAGTGTGCGCAGGACGCCCGCCGACGTACCGCGGCTCGTCGGTGTTTCAAGGAAGAGCGCATCGAATACAGCGCGGGTTTTGGTAAGCAGTTCTGCCTGCTCATCGTCGGATAATGCCATGAGGAAACCTTCTTCAATCTTGGTCGTGCTGGATGATGCGGAGACCGCTCCGCCAATCAGCGGATTCGGGTCGATGATTGATCCGTTGTGGCGGACCTCGAAATGCAAGTGCGGGCCGGACGCATTGCCCGTGTTCCCCATGAGGCCGATCTGCTGATGCGCCACGACAAAATCGCCAACCGCAACCCACGGAACCGTAGTCGGCAGGTGTGCGTACAGTGTCTGATAGCCGTCGCCATGGTCGATGATGATGTAGTTGCCATAACCACCAGACCGGTTATTAGCCGCACGGCTACTAGACCAGTGCACGACCGACACCCGCCCGGATGCTGCGGCGTATACCTGCCAGCCCGAGCCCCAGCCGTAGTCATTGCCGAGGTGCTGGATGGATGAGACACCGGGGACGGCCTTGTCGCCGTAGCGCCGACCCGGCTCCTTATTCGCCGGCCGAAGGAGGGTGATCATGATGCGGGCTTATAAGTGAATTCACCGACGAGATGGTCGCCGGAGTCCCACGCGAAAGGGGCTGTAGCAGTGATGGGCGCGGCCACTCCCGTGCCGGGCGCTGCCAGCAGGCGAGCAGCCGTGGTTGACCCCGAAATGGCCGAGATGCGGCCCTCCCACGTCGCCACAGCTGACACATCGTAAAGAGTCATGATGCCCATGTACTTGGTCGGCGTACGGAAGGGCGCAGCGGGCACCGGCAGAGTCATGGTCGGGATGGTTCCCACCGCTTGGCCGCTCGTGCCGATTATGTACGCGAAATTTACGTGCACGAGGTCGCCTTCGTAACGCCATTCAGCGAAAGTCAGTGCTGCCCCGCCAGTACCGATTACGAGGTTCGTCAGCGTCGGTGAGTATGTAACCCACGGTGACGTCCCGAAGCGAGCCCAGGTAGAACCGGCACGTGTATATTCAGCACCGTCAGCAAGAACGAACACGTGCTGGCCCGGTGTTGCAGTGGTATAGAGATCCCGATCATTAGCCGTGCGGAATAGGAGTACCCCGCCAGTCGTGGTCGTGTACTGGTACGTATTCGTGATGACCACGCCCGCCGAGCTGGTGGCCGTAGCAGTGGACGGGATCGTGATCGTTGCCAACTCGACCGCGCCTGCAATACCTGCGACAGACGGCTTCGTTGGGGATGCCGCTGAGGTCCCTATTGCGACGCCGAACACGGGCAGGTTGTTCGCGTCCGCATACGGTGGGACGGACTCGTTCTGCTTAAAGTAGAGCACGTCGATCCGCGAGTTTGATGCGGGGGCTGCGTCGAGAACCGGGGACTGCGCGACACCATCGTTCGACATGAACAGGGGCCCGCCGCCACGAACGGACGCGCCCTCGAATGCGGCAACGTCCAGCATCATGTCAGCGCGGGAAGTGACCAGCGCGTTCGTGTGGCGCGGAAAGATGCCCGCACGAGGGTTACCAACCGTGTCGCGGACGATCAGCCCGGCAAGCCCCTTGCGAAGATCAGCAGAATCAGCAACGCCGGGAGCGCCGGGGAAAGAATCAGTCAAGGCCACGATGGGCTCCAATCAGTTGAAGAGAAAAGATCACCAGAACGCCGGGCTGGTACGTGAAACGAGTGTCGGTGTGCCTGTGACAGCACCTAAAGAGTTGAACTGGATCTCGCGTGAGCCACTAGCAGGAACCGACCACCATTCGGACCGCGTCAGGGACCCCGACACATCCGACTGGCCGTCGATCGACGCCCGACCGGTACGCGGATTCAGGTAGACAGTGGAGCCGAGAGGGATAGGCCGCTCGAACCGCACGACCCGGCCTGTGCTCGTCTCCGTCAGCTCGAACCCACCCGATAGGCCGCCCGTGATCTCCAAGAGCGAGTACGTCTCAGCAGTCCCCGGATTCCCGGTGACGACCCGGCCAGGATTACCTGGCGTGCCGTAGTTGATCGGATACACGATTGGGTAGGCAAGGCCGCCGCCGGCCGTTGGAAGGCCGGTGGTGACCGTGACAGCTGGGCCGTACCGCAGAGGATCCGGCGCGAGCATATCGATCTCAAACGTGAAACTCTTCGAGAACTTGTCCTCTCGAACCGGAGACGACCGCACGGACACAACGCGGGACGTCGGCCCGAGATCGTCCGTCACGGTGACGGCCCCCAGCTTCCGGCGAACGACGGCCGAGTTGAACGCATTGATCATCGTCAAAACGTCAGCCCACGTTTTGCCGTCGTACCAACCCGTGACGGTGAAGACCGCTGCGGCCCGCCAATCGTCCTCGATGCCGTTGGCGCCGTCAGCCTGGGCACGCTCGTGCACGTCCGACTTCGACTCAGCGCCCGTATACCAATCACCAAGGTCGTTGAAGTAGAAATGGCCCGGGGGCATGCCGGCCTCACCCTCCAAGAAGGTGAGGCCGCCGATGGTGAACGTCGTCATGCTCAACCTGCCATCTGGTCGGTGAACTCGCGGGCGAGCTGCTTCGCGAGAATGCGCGGATCCTCATTCGGTGGGGTGGTGACGTTGATGTCGCCAGTCCAAGAAGCTCGTGCCGACGTCGACCGCGGGCCCGGCATACTGCCATTTGCGAATGACTGCACGCCATACGGCACCAGCTGGTACCCGAACTGCCCAGCGACGTCTTCGAGGATCGCCGTTGACCGGCCGCGCTTAGCCGGCGCCATGGGGATATACGCCTCGCCGCCGGTCTCGGGCTCAGCCCAGACGCGCATCGCGCCGGCACGTTCGATCTGTGCCACGTGGCGTTCGCTCGTTCCGCCGTTGGCGAAGTACTGGACGACCCCACCGTCTGCCTGCTTGACGGCAGGGAGCAGCACGCCGAGGCCATTGCCGTACGTTCCGTACGACCCCGCTGTTGTTGCCTGAATCCTGAGTGAGTCAAAGAAGACGCGGGCCTTCTCAGTCGCTTTTGCGGTCTCAATATCGATCGATGGCTGAAATCCCTCGATCTTGATTCCATAGTCGACGAGGATCTGCTCGACAGTAGCCGTGCCGGCAGAGAGCTTGGTAGCGATCTCGTTGGCCGCATCCGTTCCGAGCTGTGCGCTGGCAGCGTCAATGACAGTCTTGCTGTCGGTCAGCCGTGTTGCGAAAGCCCCGGTCGCGTTCCCCGCCTGCTCAGCGAAGAGAGTCTCAAGCCGTGCGAGCTCGTCAGACGAGGCATTGACCAGGTCAGCGACGAGCGGCGCACCCTCCGGGCCCATCTTGCGCAGTTCCTCAAGAGTGCCTTCGGACACCTTCCCAGCAAGGGAGACCATGTTCGATTCCCAGTTGTTCTGGTTATCGACCATCGTCTGCAACTCAGCGAGGTAGTCATCGAGCCCGACAGAGAACCCGTCGTAGTAGTCCTCCCACGAGTCCTTGCTGGAATCGGTTGCATCGGCAGTTGCCTGGGCAGTGTCCTTGTTCTTCTGAATGATCGTGTCGTAGGCGCCGCCGAGATCCATGAACGCAGCATCAGTGGCAGCGAGGTCGGCCAAGTGATCGGCGTCAGCCTTCGTGACGACCTCAGCAGCTGCTTTGGTCGCTGCGGCGGCCTTTTCCGTAGACGCTGCCGCTACATCGGTAGCGTCTGTCTTCTGCATCCAGATGCGTTGCGAATCTGAGACGGCATCTGACTCACCGGAGATTGCAGACATCATGAGGTCATACGCATTTAGCCTGTCAACATCCCCCTTTTTGATGTCGTCAAATGATGCTTTTACGCGCTTGTATGCGTCGGCGTTACCGAGAGCAGCGTCTGTTACATCGTCAAGGCTGACTCCGAGCTTTTCTGCTGCATCGTAGGCGCTCCCTTGACTCATCCAGAGCCACGACTTCTCGGTAGCAAGATTGGCTTTCGCAGTATCGCGCGAGTTCTCCGTGATTTTGCCAGTCAGCTCGTCGAGAGTGTCAATGTAGCTGTCAGTCTTCGCCTTGGCGTCTGCCTGCGCTGAGGCCCACGCACCGAACGTGATGGCTGCTGCCGTGATGGCGATGCCGACAATACCGCCGGCCAGTGCGGTCTTGCCCATGGTGGAGTTCAGGGTCTGGAGCGCAGTACGAAACGCTGCGATCTTCGGGACGGCGAGCAGGAACGTGCCGCCGAGTAGTAGTGCGGCACCGGTTGCGACGCCGATGGTCAGGACTGTGCCCTGCAGACCTTCGTCGAGTGAGCCGTACCAGTCGGTGACGCCGATGAGGATCTGGACCATGTCGCGCAGGACGCCGTTCGCCTGTCCGCCGGTCTTGATGAGGATGGAGTCCATGGAGCCGCCGAGCAGTTCAAGGTCTCCCATGAGGTTGTCGGTCTTGTCGGCGGCTTGCTTGGCGGCGAAGCCCTGATCGTCGACGTTGTCGGTCCACTCTTTGACGCCTTTCGCGCCGGACTTGTAGAGGATGCCGGCGGCACTGGCAGCCTCTGCACCGAAGATAGCGCCGAGTGCTGCGGAACGGGTCTGCTCGTCGAGGCCGCCGAGGCCCTTCCGCAGTTGTTCTGCAGTGTCCTGCATGCCCACGAAATTGCCGGAGGCATCGAACACGTTGATGCCGTACTTTTCCATCTCTGCGGCGCCCTTGGCAACTGGAGCAGTGAGAGACGAGATGACGCTGCGGAGGCCGGTTCCGGCCTTCTCGCCGAGCAGGCCGTTTGCGGCCAGCAGTGCCAGCGTGCCAACGGTGTCTTCGAGGGGGATGTTGAGTCGGGCGAAGCTGACGCCGATGTAGCCGAGGCCGAGGGAGAGGTCTTCGACCGAGCCTTGCGCCTTGCCCGCGCCGGCAGCGAGCAGGTCGGCGACGTGCCCGGCCTGATCGCCAGCCAGCCCGAAGACTGACAGGGTCGTGGCGGCGATTTCAGCGGCCCGGGCTACTTCCAGCTCACCAGCAGCTGCGAGGGCCAGTGAGCCAGCCAGGCCACCCGCGAGGATGTCACTGACAGCCACGCCAGCCTTGGCCAGTTCGGTCTGCGCCTGCGCGGCTTCCCGCGCCGAGTAGATCGACGATGCGCCCAGCTCGATGGCCGACTCCTTGAGCAGCTTCTGCTGCTCAACCGTCGCCTGCGTAGCTGCCGTCGTCTTGGAGCTAGCCTCGTCGAACTTGGCATACGTACCAACGGCGATTCCTGCGACGGCGAGGAACGCCGCACCGATGCCGAACGCAGCGGTACCGATGACCTTGCCAGCCTCATCTGACTGCTTCTTGAGCGCTGCTACCTCTGACGCGGTCTGTTTGACCTTGGGCGCGGCCGTGGCTGATTCGTCGCCGAGCTTCTTCGTTGCTGTGCCGGCACCCTCGACGGGTGCCTTGGCGTCCTTGCTGGCCTTGCCGGTCTTGTCGACCTCGGTGCCGAGTGGGGCGACCTTCTTCGACGAGGCCTCGGCGGACTTGCCGAGGTCAGAGACTGCCTTGTCAGCGGCTTTCGCGTCCTGCTGGAATACCTCCGCTCCCATCATCTGAAGGGCGAAGCTGATTGCGCCTGCGTTGAACACCGGCCATCACCTCTTTCTGTAACCAGGACGACTCGGGGTCGTCGATGAGGCGGTGAATGGCGGACCTGACGAAATGCCATGTGCGGGTGTCGAGCGCCCGGTCAAGGTCCGGGATGAGGCCGTGCTGGGCGAGGTCGAGTTCGACCTCGCCGAAAAACTGCGGCAGTACGAGAGTCCAGAGCTCTATTGCGGTGATGCTCCGGGCGTTGGTGTCGACTGCTTCGGTTTGCGTGACCGCTTGGCGGCCGGCAGCTTGTCGACGGTCGTAGTACTCGCGTCGGTAGGCCGGATAGGTGCCTGTAACCGGATCAGGTGTTCCAAGGCCCCACTTGGCGCGGTCTGCGTTGGTGAGATCCCCAAACTCATGGTCAGGAGCAGGAGTGCTTTTTTTGCGCCAGCCATGCCTTCACCGCCGGTCAGGTAGGCGTTGACGCCATCGAGGCCGAGCACGGTTTGCCAGTAGAACGCGGGGAGCAGGACGGACTGACCCTCGGTGAGGCTGAGGTCTTCCTGCACCTGCTCGTACACCTCGGGCCCGACAGCTTCGGCGAGTAGGGCTTCCATGTCGGTGCTGGGGCGTTGGCTGGCGCAGACCTCAAGGAAGAGGTTCGTGAGTGCCTGGCCGCGGCGGCCGCTGAGCGGTTTGATGACGAAGGGCTCGTCGATGCCGTCGATGTGGATGTGGAGGTTACGGCCTTCGAGTGATGCGGTGGTGGTCATAGTGATGTCTCCCTGCAGAGGTTGGTGCGGATGGTGGGGCCCCGGGCGGCCAGTGACGGCCGCCCGGGGTGGTGCTACGCGCGGATGTAACCGAACGAGGTGCTGTCGCCAATGGCGTTGGTCAGTACGATCGGCGCGGACCCGGCAGTGCCGGCGGGCATTTCGAGCACGACGATGTTCGGCTCGCCGGGGATCTGCTCGATCGACGTGATCGTGACAGCGCCGATGGTTGCGGCCGTGATGTTCGCGACGTTGTAGCCGCGCACAAACACGCTCTCGGTGGCTGCAGCCTGCGTGGGCAGCGCAGACTCAACGATGGGAATTCCGGACCCGGAGATGGGGCTGGTGATGATGCCAACCGGGCCGTCGCTGGTGAGGGTGAAGGACCAGACGAGCTTGTCCTTGAATCCGGTGGTCGACTTGACCGCGGCGACCGAGTACGAACCCTCGAGCGCGATCATGTTCTCGTCGCGGCCGTCGAAGGTCTGGGCGTCGAGCTTGTTGTCGGCACCGGTTGAGCGGGCGACCTTGAGCAGCTCGACGAGCCATGCCTGGGCGATGCGGCCGAGGCTGTCGCGCACGCCTTCCACGGTGAACGTGATGACCTGCGTGTAGGCGAGAACGTTGGTGCTGTCGGTGCCCTTGAGACCGTAGGCCTCACGCTGCACGGTGACCGGGGTCGGAGTGTTGACGAGGGCGTTGACGTCGCCGGTGATGTTCTCGAAGACACCGGCGCGCTTGACGCGGACGATGTCTTCGTGGGCGAGAGCGAGAGTGCCGTCGGTGACGACGGTGTTGTCGAAGATGGTGCTGGTCATGGGGTCTCCAATTGGGGTGATGCCGGGCATGCCGGCTGAACCCCACACGGTTGTGGGGAGGTTGATGGGGTGTTATTGCGGGCGACGGCCGGTCATGTGAAAGGTCTGGATCGTGGCGCAGCGGCCGGAAGAGTCGGCGGAGAGCGAGAGCGACGAGAACAGCTCGCACCAGGCGACATTCATCCCGGGCGGCACGTTCTGCTTCTGGTCGAGGGTGCCGCTGATCAAAGCCGCGAAATTCTCGGCGGCGATGCTAGATCCTTTGATGCGGGATATGACCTGTACGCGGTACAGCATCCCGGCGCGGCCGTCAGCGATTGGCGAGAGCCAGGACAGCACGATGCAGTTGTCGAGAGTTGTGGGCAGCGTCGGGCCGTTGGTGTAGATGCCGCGGTCGGTAGATGCGTAGTTGGACGTGGAGTACACGCCGGCTCCCTGGTCCGCGAGGTACTGCGCGAGAACCCGGCGAAAGATGATCGGGTATGCGTCAGGATCCGCCACGTTTGGCCTCCGTCTCAACGATCTTGCGCAGCTCGTCGGCGTTCTGCAGGGCCGGGTCGGACAGATAGTGCGACTTGCGGCCGTTCTGGAAGTTCGAGTTACCCATGTAGTGGCGGCCGAGGTTGTCGACGAGTTCGCCGTCCTCATGCCATCGGGCCGCGTAGGGCGTGTCGTACGTGACTAGGGTCTCGTCGCCGAGCGTGGTGGCCGGGTCGACCTCGCCTGAGGCGATGAGGGTGCCGCCGCCGCCCGAGTCGAGCGGCGCCTCGGCAGCGGACAGGCCGAGCAGTCGTTCGCCGGCGAGGTTCTGCCCCTTGATCGCACCGAGCAGTATGTCGGCGATCATGCCATCGAGGTTGTTGGTGAAGGTGACGGCCGCGCGAATCTCGGCTGGCATTGTGCCTCCTAGATGTACAGCTCGACGTGGGTGGGCGCGCCCTTGTAATCCAAGAGGGCGCTATTGATGACTTCCGCTTCGTGCTCGCGGGGAGTGCCAGCCCACACGGTGACGCGGGAGCGAGGCAGAGTGTCGTCCTCGACGAGCAGAACGACGAACGCTGTCGAGGTGATCTCCTGGCCAGCGGTCGATGAGGTCGAGCGGCGGTCGACGATGAGGCGTGACTTCTGCTCGACGTACGCGGGCGCACTCACCGGGTCGGCCCATGTTGACCCCTCCGAGCCTTCGCCGGTCAGGCGCACGATGCTCACCGTGTGGGGAAGGTGCGACTTGCGCAGGCGGGCCACTACCGGTGCCAGACGGTCGAGCCGCGCAGGCCAGCGTTGGTGAGGATCGCAATGGCGCGGGTGCCGATGCGGGCCGCTGTAGCCTCGCCAGCGCTCTGGCGGGAGGAAGTCGTCCCCAAAGACACGGAGCCGATCTTCACAGCGCCAAGGCCTGCCTCAGCGCCAGTCGGATCGTCTGTGACCTCCCAGTGCACGACGATCGCGCACGTCGCCTCGGTGAACGCATCCGATATGTCAGCGTCGGTGGGGTATCCATCCTCGTCGGTGGCGAACAGCGAGCGGGTGGTGAGAGATTCGACCTCGATGGATGCGGCACGGAGGCGTTTGAGCAGCTTCGCATCGTCGCCGTTGAACGGGTCTTCGGCCTGGGCGGTGTAATCGACGGTGGTGGCGTAGACGCGCTGGGCCATGTTTAGACCTCCTGAGCGGTGGCAGTCGGCGACTGCGCTGCGATCGCGGCGAGGATTGCGGACTTCGTTCTGGCGCTGCCAATGTCGATGCCCTTCTCTGCCACATGGGCGATGAGCTTGGCTTTCGTCCAGTCGGACAGGTAGTCGAGCGGCTCTTCGACTTCGTATCCGTGCATCAGGTAGGCGTCGCGCAGGTTCGGGTCTTCGGTGAGGTCGACCTCGGCGTACCCGTCATGAAAGACGACACCGCCGAGACGATCGGTGAATGTGCCCGGCTGTGGGTTCGGGTGCTTGATGCGGGACATGAGGCCTCCGTGAGGTTGAGCCACCCCGCCCTGTACAGGCAGAGCGGGGTGGGGAATGTGGGCACCGAAACTTCTGTCGCTTGGTGTCGATATGGTGAGCGGCATGAGCAGATCCATCGAATCCCTGCGCGCCATGAGCGATGCGGAAGTTATTGCCGAGCACGACTTGGCAGCGCAGCACACATCCGTAGGGACGGGCTACTGGGTGGACGAACTCGAGCGTCGTTCGCGAGATCGCTCCACTGCCGCGAGCAACCGCCTAGCGACAGCGTCGTTTTGGCTATCAATCGTGAGCACGGTGATCGCCGTTGCTGCGGTGATGGTGTCGATTCTCTACTGAGGCTTGCCACGGATGTGGTCAACCCCGCAGGCCCACCTGAGGTGCGTGTGGGGCTACGGCTTGCCGTCAGCGAATGCGAGTTGCTCGCGAGCGGATGCCCGGGCGCGGCCGGTAACTTCGATGTGCTCGCGCATCTGCGCCTGCTTGGCGCGGACCTTGATGGCGGCCCGCTTCTGCTCGGCAGGATCGCCAGAGACGACCTCGCGCCGTTTGTACTTGCGGATGTCGCGCTCGATGGAACGTTGTTTCTCGCGGTCGGCCTCGGCTTGTGGGTCGTACTGCTGGCCCTCCTGGGGAATGGTGAGTCCCGGCATGTACGCGATGTCCTGGTGTCGGCAGTTGGGGTGATGGAGGCCTGCGCCGCGTGCGGCTTCGATGGTGGCGACGATCTGCACGGTGATGTGCTCGTCGCTCGTCGCATGCTGCACAACGACGGTCCCTGTCGTCCCGTCAGTGGAGAGGATCTTCCCCACCCACGGTGCGCACTTCGAGCACGAGTCGCCCGCGCCGACGACAGTGATCAGGTTCACGCCGACCTGCTGCATCCGCCACACGCCCGCATCGTTGAACGCCCGGTTGACAGCGGTACGGCCGGCCATTTCGGCGTAGGAACCGATGCGCCAGTTGCGGCCGGACTTGTCGACGAACCCGGTGATGCCCTCGGACAGGAACCGCTGCACGGCGAGCTGCTGCGACTGCAGGTTCGTGGCCGCGCCGAGTATCGTGTTCGACGCGGTGAAGCTGATGACGCGTTGGAAGGCGTCCTGCGGGTACCGGGCGATACGCAACGCCATGTTTTCGAGCCGGGACGTGAGGTCGAGAGTCAGCATCGTAGCGGCCTGCGACGACGTGCCGGTGAGCGCGGTGGTCTGTGGCAGGCGGGTGGCCATGCCGAGCCGTGCTGCGGCTGCCGCCTCGCCCTCCGTCCAGGCGAGCGTGATGACCTCCAGCGCAAGGTCGCGGCTGTGCAGCTTCTCGGCCATCTGCGCGGCGAGGTACTGCAGCTCACGGATCGACTGGGCGCGAGTCGCAGCGAGTTCGGCGAGGGCCTTGTTGCGTTCGGCCGCGCGAGCGAACAGGTCCGTCATGTGCGGCGTCATTGCCGTGGTGCGGATGGTCTCTTGGAGTTCGAGGTCCCGGTACGCTCGGACGGCGACCTGCTTGATCAGCTCGTCCTCAGCGCCGGCGTACCGGGCTGCGAGGTTGGTGCCGAGCTCTTCGATCAGGTCTTCGGCTGGTAGGCCTGCCGGGTCGGGGACATAACGAGGGGACACGAGTCACCTCCGAATTCGATCAGGCCGTGCGATAGCGTGACCGTCATGAGTGAAAAGCGCACGATCACAGTCAATGGAACGGAATTTGTACTACCGAAGCTTTGGGGGGATAGCGATGTAGATGGGCTTTTGGCCGAATTCCAGGAGGCCCGAGGAGAATGGGTGATCATCACGCAGGACGATGGCCTCGTGCGTATCCTGGTGAATGATGCGACGCAGGTGATCTACCGAAGCCGGACAGTGAAGCCGCGAGTGGCGCGTTCGCTCTAGCGAAAATCCCAGCGAGTGAGACCGCGACGGTGTGCGCCGCGGCCTCAGGGTGGTGCAGGGCTACTTGGCAACCTCGAGGTGCTCGATCGGGATTGCCGGCTCGTCATCGAAGGTGGCCACGTCAGCGTCTTCGTCGACGTCGTGGCGGACTCCGGTGACCATGCCAGTCCATGCGGTGGCCTTCTCTATGATCTCGGGGGTGGAGTCCGGCGCTTCGGATGCCAGGACAAGGGCATCGGCGGTGAGCTTGACCGAATCGCCGACGTGAACCGCAAGGGCAGCGATGCGTGTTGCCTCAGCTTCGGCCTCAGCCTTGGCGGTTTTCTTCTCGGCGGCGGTGAGCTTTGGGGCGGTCTCGGGGACGGGAATGGATACCCAGCGGGCGAGCGCTTCGAGGTCCGGGCGGGGTTCGTCCGAGATGATGATCTGTGCGCCCGACTGAATCGAGCGGTATGCGTGAGCCATGATTCTGTTCTCCTACCTGCAAGGTGATGAGTGTGAGGGGGTGCGGGCGGCCGAGTGAACGACCGCCCGCAAGGGTGGAGCTACGCCGCGTCGGCGCCCTTGAGCAGCACGGCGCGGTTGGCGTCGAGCAGCTTCGTGCCGAACAGCATGTCGGCCGAGAGGACCGTCTGCTTCTTGTTGATGTCCCAGCCGTACGAGATACGGATGGACAGGCCCTTGTAGCTGACGACGGCGACCTGGCCGACGTTCGCGCCAGCGGGCAACTGCAGCGGGGCGGAACCGAAAGCGAACGCGGTCTTGTGGAACGCCAGTCCGATCTCGGTCGTGGGCTCACCGCTGGCCGGGGTGCCCGCGGGCTGGCCGACGTTGCCGGTCTGGAAGGCGTCGAACCCGAAGAGGTTTTTGCCGATGGAGCCTTCGCGCAGAGCCGCGGTGGAGCCGGACTTCTCCGCGTGCTTGATGATGTCGCTGTTCAGCCAGCGCGCCTTCGTGGTCGGGCCGACGACAGCGAACCGGTCCTGCAGCGGCACCGACGCGAGGTCGAGCTGACGCCCAGCCTCGATGAGGACCTCGGGCTGATCCCAAGTCTCGCCGTTCGCGGTCGCGGCAGTGCCGAACCCGGCGACCTGCGTGACGTTGTCGCGCATCGCGAGGAGCGACTGGTCGATGTCCTGGGCGATGGCCTCCATCATCGGGTTCAGCAGCTGAGTGCTGAAATCCTTGATGTTGAGGGTCATGTCCTCGTCGGTGACGCCAACGGACACGTCCGCGATGTCGCTGACGACGACGGGGATCGCGGTCTCGGTCGCGTCCTGCAGCGTGATGCCGTTCGCACGGACGAACCGGTTGGACGTGAACACGGCCGGCACGCGAATGTCGATCGTGTTGCCCTTGGCCTTGGTCGTGAACTGCGACGTGAGGTCAGTGTGCACGAGGCCGTGCATCGGGGTGGATTCGTACAGGGTAGCGAGCGCCTCTTCGGCGATCTCCTGCATGGTCAGAAACGTGTTAGCCATGGTGGTGGCCCTTCTGCGCTATTTGGAAGCGCGCTGGTCGCGAATCGCCTTGCGGCGGTCGTCGATTGAGAGCGGGCCCGGGGTGGGTGTGCCGCTGGGTGGTGCTCCTCCGCTGGACGGGGCCACCTGGACGCTCCGCAGTTTCGGGTTTGATGTGACCGACGTCTTGACGAGTTCGTCCACCAGGGAGCGGTACTCGGCATCGGTCGTGTCGATGGCCGCGAGCTTCGCCTGGAAGCTTGCGGAGTCTGTGAGGAGGTCGTAGTCAGCCCCGTGGGTGCCGACGACCTTGAGCAGGGCGTTGTCGAGGCGTGCAGCCTTGATGTCCGCGGCCTGCGTGGTGATGGTGGTGTCTTTCTCCTGGATCTTCGCGGAGAGAGTCTCGACGGTCGTCTCGTCATCCGCTTCGACGAGTCCGAGCTTCTGCCCGAACTCCTTGTAGATCGCCTCACTAGCGGCCTTCGCTGCGGTCTCGGCCTCGGTCTTGCCGTTGACTCGGGCGGCTGCAGCTTCCTCGCGGAGCTTCTTCACGTACGCGGCATCGAACGTCTCGACGGGCGGCGTGACCGGCTCAGCAGGCGGCGGCGTCGGCTTCGGGGTGACGGGCTCCACTGGGGCGACGGGTGCGACCGGTTCAACGGCCGGCACCGGGGGAGTGACGGGCTCGACCGGAGCCGCGCCGCCTTCCCCGTTGATGAAGCGGATACCCATCAGGGCGAGCTTCGACGGGCGGATCGGGCCGAACGTGTGATTGCGGATGAACATGGTGCTCCTTCGCGGCGCCTGGCCGCATTGGTGAACGCTCACCCCTGCGGTGAACGTGTAGAACGTGTAGAACGTGGGTTAGTCGGTGACCGTTGTCGGGTCGGCCTCGGGTTCCATCCCGTTCTCGGCCTTGATCAGCGCAGCCTCGGCCGCCGCTTCCGTAGCGTTGAGGTTCGGCTGTACGGCGCGCACGCCCGAGATGATCGAGCGAACCCGGGCGAGCATCTCCGCCTGCGTCGTCTGCGCCCGGATGAGTGGGTTCACCTGCGACACCTCGGCGAAGGTGATCTTCGGGAGCTCCTCGATCAGCGCGCCACCCTTGCCGGGGAACACGAGGCCGTCGATGGCCAGTGCGGTGCGGGCGAGGCGGGCGAGAGCAGGGCGGACGTACAGCGCCTTCTTGTCGCGGGTGCGCTCCGAGTCGGCCTTGTCGTCGGTGACCTCAGTGGCGGTCTTCGTACCGCCCTCGTGGATACCGAAGTGCGAGACGGAGTACCCGGCGCTCTGGGCGATCTCCCGCTTGAGCGCGACGATGGTGTCGAGGTGCTCCTGCACCCGGATTGCGAACTGGCTGATGGTGATCTGTCCGCCCTTGCCGTCGTCGACGAGCCCACCAAGCGGCGAGTACACCTGACGGTTCATGTCGAATGACGCGCCCTGCCCGCGGCCGTTGAGCTGCAGGTACGACTCGGGGACCGAGAGGCGGCCCATGCCGTTGTCGAAGTCGCGCATCAGCGACGACCACAGCGCATTGATGCGAGCGAACATCGGCTCGATGCCGAAGTAGTCCGACCGGCCAAGGTTCGCGAGGTCGCCCTTGCGGTCCCAGATCGGGTGCGGCAGCATGTTCGGCATGTGCTCGACGGTGAGGTACGGCACGCCCGTGGTCAGGACGATGTCCATCGTGTCGGCCATGGGCAGTGACTCGCCATCGACGACGGGCATCAGCTTGAGATAGTGCTCGGTCTCCGTGATCGTGTCGAGGGGGACCTGCCGGCCCTTCTCGCCCTTGTCGCCCTTCCACAGGCTGAAGGTGATCTGCCCGGGCGTGTGCCGCTCCATGAGGCGGTAGGTGTCATCCTTGCGCTGGTACTCCGACCACAACGTGACCGCGGACAGGGCACCGTGGCGCCACTCGGGGATGGCGCAGTCGGCGCGGTACGCACGAAACCAGACGTTGTCGCGGAAGCTCTTGTCCCACACCACCGCGAGGTACGTCCACCCGTGCGCGGCCTGATACTCACCAGCGCGCAGCAGTTCAGCATGCGCGGCATCCGACGACATGATGACGTCGAGGCGCTCCTGCGCCTGCACCCGCTCCGGTGTCGCATTCGCATCCGCGGTGTCGACAGAGTCAGGCAGGACAATGCTCGGCGCCTCAGCGAACAGCAGGTCCGCGGACAGCTGCGCGAGGTCACCGGCGACGGGGATCGACAGGGACGAACGGTTCTCGCCCACCGGCGTTCCGATGATGCCCTTGGATACGGCGCCGACGATGCCGCCGGAGTACGGCTGACCGTTGTGCATGTGCGTGGCTGGCTGGCCCTGCTGGTCAGGGATCGCGTTGACGTCGTTGGCGTACAGGGCATCGTAGATGAGCAGCTGCTTGAACGCCTCGTCGTACGGCGCCGGGGGGAAAGTGTCAGCCATGAGACCTCCAAGGGGTTATGAGCCCCGAAGGGATTAGGCGGCGTCGAGTTGGAACTGCCAGTTCGAGCGGGGTGTATAGATGCCGTAGCGGCCCGCGTCGAGGGAGTCGTCTTCGTCCTTCACGACTTCGTCTTCACCCTTGGCTGTCGCTTTCGGGTCCCACCGGTACTCGGTGATCTCCGCGTTCCAGCCCTTGCAGCGGTCGGTGACGAGCAGTTGGTTGTTGGACAGCAGTCGGGAGATCGCGCCGACGCCCTTGAGAACGTCGTTGTGCGCGGTCTGCAGGGACATCTCATCGAACTTCCGCAGCTCGGCAGAGAAGTGCGCGGCAGCCGGGTCGACGATTGTGTATTCCGGGGCGAACTCTGCTTCGTGCGGGGAGTGCTTCTCCCGAGTCCACGTGCGGTAGAGCACGGCTTGATCGGACGGGGCGAGTGTGGCGCCGTAGTGGTCCCGTGGGTCATAACGCCACTCATCCATGAGGACCAGGCGCGGCTTCTTCTCAGCGGTGATGCCGACACGAAGAGCAGCGGAGGCGTGCGAGACGGCGAAGTCGATGCCGTCCGAGAGGACCCGTGCGATGCGTGGCATCTTGTCGAACTCGATCACATGCCGTGCCGGGTCCCACATCGGGTACACAGCGCCGGCGGCGTTCGTCCACTGGCCGAGGATCATGCGGTCGTAGAACACACCCGAGAACGAGCGCTTCATGCGCGCTTCGTAGCCCTCGGGCAGCTTCGGGTTGTCGGCCATCGTGAGGTGGAAGTGGATGACGTCTTTCTCGTCGGCCTTGAGGATCCACTCTTTGCGCATCCAT